GCTGGTACTCCTCGCTGATGACGATGGGGTCGATAGCGCGGTTCAGGTTCTCCTCCTTGATGTGGTGTACCGCGCTCGCGCCGAGACCGATGCCGTCGAACGCCAGCTGGAAGCTCGATTCGGGGATCATGCGCGGCTCGACCCAGCTTACCATCTGATGCACATTACTCACGCGCGAGCGAATCGGCGTGCCCGTCATCGCGACCATGTAGGTGTTATCGTTCGTCGCCGCGCTAATCTTATGCATCGCTTGCATAATCTGCGACGCTTCGCCCGTGCCAGGCGTGAACGCTTGGTGCGCCTCGTCGAGTACGAGCAGCACGCGCCCGTCGTGCTTGCGGATACGGTCGATAATCGCGTCGACATCGTTGCGGATGGTGGCGTGCCCCACGATGAGGAACTGCGCGTCGCCCTCGCGGATGAGACGCTGCCGCTCCTCTGCGCCCGTTGCATGGGCGTCGGTGAGCGCACGATTCTCAGGCGCGAGGTCGCCCGCGACGCCGACACGGATGCGGTTGCCAAAGAACTTGCGATGCTCGTGTAGCATCGTGTCGCGCAGATTGCTCGGCACCATCATAATGACCGCGTCGACCTGTCCTGTGTCGAGCAGGTGCTTGCCCAGTGCAATCGACGAGAGCGACTTGCCGATGCCCGCCTTCAAGTCCCATACGACTCGCTTGCGCTGCATCGCGAACTCTATCGCCGCGCGTTGCTCCTCGCCCAGCTTCACGGTCGGATCCATCCCGTCGGGACGCCAGTCCTCGCCGAGCGTCAGCTCGTGCCGTTTGATGCGCTTCGCCTCCGCGTCCTCTTTGAACTCCATCGTCGCGCGTCTCATGAGCTGTGCGACCGCATCGCGCTTGATGACGAGTCGCGTCTGTCCGTCCTGCGTGCGCGAGATGGAGTAGTCACCTTCCTTGAGTCCCATCCGCCTTGCGATAGCGTTCAGTCGTGAAGGCTCCGCGACGCCTTGCACTACCACATCGTCGTTGTAGGTGCCTCTGCGCAGCGCGTCGGCAAGTGCTGCCGTGAACGCCAGCGACCCTGCGGCTTGTCCCAGCACGGCTTGTCGGTACAGCGTGTTCCGCGCCGCGAGTCGACCCGCGTAGGCAGACGAGAGCGCATCGCGCGAGCGCAGGTCTTCAATCAGCTGGCGCGTGCGTTCCGCTTCCTCTTCCGCTCGACGGAGCGTCTCCGCTGGCATGCGCAGCGCCGCCTCCGCATGCGTCTGCTCGATGTCGCGTGTCAGCGACTCGATGTCCTGCGCTCGCTGTGCGAGGTATATCGCGGTCGCGTGCGCTGCGCCTTCGACGCCCAGCAGTTGCACCAGCGCGGGGTGTACCGCCGCGCCTGCGTGACGCAAAGTGAGGTTCGCCAGCGACTCCGCTGCACCCTTGTTGTACCGCGCATGCACGCCGCGCCCCGCGTTGTCAAACGCATTCCAGAACGCGATGTTGCGTCGCGCTGCAGTCTCCAGCTCCGCCGCGTTCCGCGCACGCTGCCACGCCTGCGCCACCGCCGACTCGATCTCCTCATCGTCGACGGGCTGCCCCGTCAGAATCGACGCCGAGGTCGCCATCGGCGCAGTCTCGCGCATGACACGCTCATACCGCGCCTTGTGCCTGCGCAGCTCGTTCGTCAGCAGCCCGAGCGCCTCTAACTGCTCCTCGTTCAGATTGCGCAGACGCTGACCCAAGTCTTCGGGTACATCCTTGATGTCGACGCCGATGGTGAGCCCGAGTTCTTCCAGTGCGCGTTTGGCGATATTGTCCGACGCCTCACGGATGCGCTCCGCCTGCGCGAGCTTGCGCTTCTCCTCGTCCTCTTGCGACTTCTCCGACGGCGTCTCCGACGGCTTCTCCTCATCCGTCGCGGACTGCTTCGGTTCACGCTGCGGTTTCTCAGGCTGGCGTCGGGTACGCTCGACGCGCATGGCGCGGAGCAGATGACCCACGAGTTCGTCGGCATCGGTCTGCTGGAGCGTCTCAGCGTCGTATCCGAGCAGTTTCGCCGCGGCTTGCGCGTACTTGTCGCGTTCCTGCGCCCACGCTTCGGAGACGCGCTGCTTGAGCGCCTCGCGCTTCGACTCGTCCATCGGCTGGCGCTCGCGACGGCGACCGCCCTCTGCCACATGCACGCGCAGATGCATGAGATTCGCGCTGCCCGCCCAGACGACACGGAACCCCGTCGTCGTGGGCTTAATCAGCACATGGCGGTAGTCGGGGTGGTCGGGCCCGTGCGGCTTGAGCGTAATCCAGCGACAGTCGGGACACGCCGCCATGACGGCGTCCCACGGCTTCTCGCTGAGTCGTACCAGCAGTCGCTCAAGCAACGCAGACGCATACATACCTGTTCGTTAGGGCAGAATCGGGAACTGCGAGGGCGGGATGTCGTTAGGGTCGCCCGTAGTCGTCAGCGCGAACAGACGCGCCGTCCAGAATCCCGATGTCCAAACTCGCACGGTGTAGCCGAGTCCTGTCGTGAGTTCGGCTTGCGTCGCAGCAACAGCGTTGAGCCAGTTGCCAGAGCTGTCGACGGAATCCCAGACGATGGCGAGTCGCGTCTGGGCGGGGTCATGGAACACGCGCACGCCGACCCCCTCCAGTCCCTCCCGTCGGTTCCAGAGGTGCCGTAGCAGCTTGCGTGCGCGTCGGCGACGCTCCTTCGTTGTGCGCAATAGGATTCGGTTCATCTCGTGGAATTATACGCTGCGCATCCAGCGGTCATCGACCATCGGCAGGTATCCGACCGAGCGCGTGTACGGGATAGCGAGTTCCCATGCGAGCGCGACCGCTATCACGATGTCGTCGTGCTTGCCTTCGGGCGCCTTCACGCGGAGTCGCCCTGCGTCCGTGCGCTCGTACTCGAACCGTGTGAACTCGTCGATGAGTATCGGGTCGTTGAGCAGTTGCAGCCCGTCGTATTCCAGCCCCATCGCGAGCTTGGAGACGACTGTGAGCTTGCTCATCGGCGTGAACACGAACGGGTAGACCGCCAGTCCGTTGCGCAGGAGCGTGTCCGCCATGTGGTCGTTGCCTGTGGCGTCGATGCATATCGGCGCGTGGAACCTGCGAGCGACCTGCATGATGCGCTCCGCTTGCGTGTTCCAGTCGATGAGGTTGAACCGCTCCATATAGCACAGATGCTTGCGAGTCGCGTCGATGACGGCGATGACGGTGAAGTCGCGGTACTTGGCGAGGTCGACCCCGACGGTGTATTGGTGACCCGCGATGGGCGCGGGCTGCCACTCCGCGTTCAGGCAGCGCGTGAGGTTCCGAAACACGCTCCCCCCTTCGGGTAGGAACTCAGCGTAGATTTCCTGCCGCGCGGTATCCTCGTCGAGTTCGGCGAGCATCTGCTCAATCTCGTCGCGCGGGATGTACGGGTTGCGATGCGTGGGCATCTGGAACGCTGCGAACAGCGGCTGCGCGGGGTCTTTGCCTGCGACGAATAAGTCCCAGAACCAGTTCATGCGCTTCGGCGTCGAGATGACGAGCGCGTGCCCCTCGCGGTCGGTCAGCATGGGACGCAGGTACTGCGACCAGATGAACCCCTCGCGGATGGTCGCTGCTTCATCGATGACGAGCAGGTCAACCGCGCGTCCTTGCAGCGAGCGCGGGTTCTCTGCCGTGCGCGACTGCAGTATCCCGCCCGTCGTGAACTCTATCTCGTAGGGCACGGAGCGCCGCCGCGCGACGATGTCCTTATACTGCAGACCCGACTTGAGACAGAGGTTGCGCAGGATCCCTTCGACGCCGTAGGTGAGCGGTCGCGTGAGGTCGTAAGTCGGCGCGACGACCCAGACATGCCCGCCCAGTAGCGCGTAGGCAACGGCTTCCGCAGACGCCGCGGTCGTCTTGCCAAACCGTCGTCCGCACGCGACGATGCGGAACCGCGCGGGGCTATAGAGTATCTCCGCCTGCGCGTCGTGCGGGCGGAAGTCCATCAGCTGGTAGAGCTTCGGCTTCCACTCTATCGGCGGGAGACGATTCCACGCTGCGAGCATGCGAGGACAATTCTACTTGACTGCGGATCTCTCGTAGTGCCTGCACGAGCGGGTTCGTCTCAGGCGTGCTGGATGTCCATTCGACGCGCGACTCGTCGCGTAGCACGCCGACGCCACGCAACACATCAATCGCCAACGATGCGCGGACATTCGGCGGGGTCTGGTCATCGCGCAGGAGCTGCTCAATCGTTCGCGCCGCCAGCGGGGTCAGATGGAGCGCATAGTGCAAGCGGATATTGTTAATCTGCTCCTGAATGCGCTGTTCGTATTCGACGATGCGTTCGCGCCAGCGGTACTTCCGCGCCCATCGCGCGACGGTCGGAAGCGATGCGTTCACGGCAGCCGCCGCTTGACGCATGGAGCGAGCGACCGTGGCGTAGTGGCAGAACGCGCGGTACGCCCGTGTCGGCTCGCCCTCAATCGGTTCCAGCAGGAGGTTCTGTACGGCGGAGGAGTGCGAGGAAGAGGCGCCCGTCGTACTGTTCTTCGGTGTTCTCGGCATATTCAGAGTCTACCTCGCGCAGGTGCGCATGGAGTTGACGCGCGAGCGTGTCATCGTCGCGCGTCACGGCGACCATCACGGTACGGATGATTGCCGCCGCGGCAGGGTTGCGCACGGTAGACGCGCCGCGCTCCACGCGGTCAATAGGCAGGAACTCATCCTGCATCAGCGCGTTCGCCTGCGCTTCGAGAATCGCGTCAAGCTCGATTTCAATCATGCGCACGAACGATTCGTCGAACACGGGCATCTCCAGCACGGACTGGAGTTCGGGGATGGCGACCATCGATTCGTAGTCCCACCAGCTGAGTTCGGCGAGGCGGTTATCCGCCATGAGTATCGCAAGCGCATGGGACTCATCGCACTCGACGCGCACGATGCGAATCGTCTCCCAGCCGAGCTGGCGCGCCGCCTCGTAGACGCCGTTGCCCGCGAGGATGTAATCCGTGCCCGCATGCACGACAATCGGACGGTACTGACCAAACTCGCGCAGCGAGTTCTTAAGCAGTTCGAGCTGCTCAGGCGGATGACGGCGCGTGTTCTTCGGATGCGGACGAACGGAGTCTATAGGTACGACCCTGTCTCTTATACACATCTGACGCTGCCGA